CCGAAAAGGATGATGCTGGTTGGCGCAAGTATCTAGCCGACGTTGGCGTGCGCTCGATTGACGCCGAGGTCGAAGGCATCCTTGAGGATTCCACCTTCCTGGCTCTTGCCGTTGGCACCGCTTCGGCACTCCTCGAATCCTACACCATCGAGCTGCTTGGCATTGGTTCCTTCACCGGCAACTTCTTCCTTGCCAGCTTCGCGGTAACAGGCGAACAGGCCGATGCCACGACCTTCACGGCGTCTATTCAGTCCTCCGGCACCATCACCTTCACGGCTTCGTAATGGCTGTTTTTCGCGAGCTTACAATCAATTGGAAGGGGAAGGACTACAAGTTCGTCCCCTCCATGAAACTCATGCGCTCCATCGAGATGGCGGATATTTCTTTCACCGACATCGCGGTGCGAACTTCGCAAGGCCGACCGCCGCTCTCGCATATTGCGTTCGTCTTGGCAAAGATGCTTGGCGCAGCAGGATGCAAGGTCCAAGACGAAGAGGTATATGGCGAATTGATCGGCGGGACACAAGCTCAGGTCACTAGCCTGATCACGCTTGTCTTGATGGCATTCTCTCCTTCCGAGACTAACTCAAAAAACAACGACGCCCAGACCGAGAGCCAGTCGGAGGCGAGGGCGATGGAGAACACGGACAACTAGACTGGGATGGAATGTATCTTTGGGCGAGGCAATGGGGTATTCAGCCGAGCGAATTTTGGGAGATGACCATTCCCGAATGGTGGCTAGAATACGAATTGAAATCGCCTCAAGATGCTAAAGAGAAATACGCCGGGAAATTAACTAGGGCCGATGTTGAGGAATTGAAGGAACTATTGCATGGCTCAAGTTAGCGGCATCGAAGTCAAGTTCAGCGCGGATACGGGCAACCTTGAGCGTGGCATCAGCAAAGCTCAAGGTGCCATCTCTGGCTTCGCAAAAGGTGCGGCTGCTGCTCTTGCCGGTGCTCTTTCGGCAGGCGTCTTTGTTGCGGCTGGAAAGGCCGCGCTTAACTATGCCGATGACATCGGCAAGATGGCGCAGAAGGTCGGCATTTCTACAGAAGCCTTGTCCGCTCTTGCCTATGCGGCCAAGCTCTCCGACGTATCGCTTGGCGAATTGCAAGTCGGTATGCAGCAGCTCTCCAAGAACATGGAAGCGGGCAGCGCCGGTCTGACGGCACTTGGCATTAGTGCGACCGATGCAAGTGGCAATCTGCGTTCTAGCAATGAGGTTCTGCTAGAGGTGGCGGAATCATTCGCTGCCATGGAAGACGGCGCTGGCAAGACTGCCATTGCCATGAATATCTTTGGCCGCTCTGGTACTAGCCTTATCCCGATGCTCAACGCAGGCCGCAAGGGCCTCTCGGAGATGTCACGCGAAGCCGATAGCCTTGGCGTCGTAATATCGGAAGACGCCGCAAAGGCCGCAGAGCAATTCAACGACAATCTTACCCGTTTGCAATCGGCTCTAGATGGGCTTGCTCAACAAGTCGTGGCAGATGCTCTCCCGGCTATGATTGATTTGACAGAGGCTTTTCTTGAGCTGATTAAAGTCGGCTCGCCTTTTAGAAATTTCATCACTAGCACAGCCTCATTTCTTGATGAGTGGGGGCCATCATTTGCCAACACGAAGCGAGAGATTGACGGCATTACGGAAGCTCTGCGTTACCTTGGATTGATTGAACCAAAGCCGCTTGAAATCGACGTTTATGGTGGCGATCTACCATTGGGTGAGGATACTCGCCCCGATCAAAAGACTAAGGCACCAAGGATTCCTGACACCCAGACCGACGCCGACAAAATGCGCGAGCCGGGAATCTACCGCGAGGAAGACCCGTTCTTCATTGATCGGCTTGAGCAAATCCGCGAACAATTCAGCACCGAGCGTGAAATTCTTGCGGAAGAATATACGCTCAATCAAGAGGTGTTAGACAACGCGCTCGCGAACAAGCTGCTTTCTGAGCAAGAGTATTATGATCTTTCGCAGAAGCTAGCGAGCGAGCACGCAGCGGCACTCTCGGCAATTCAGCAGGCTTCTATCAGCCAGCAATTGTCTGACCTTGGTTCAGGCTTAGGCTCAATGGCGGCTGCATTCCAGAGCGGCGGAAAGAAGATGCTCAAGGTATCAAAAGCATTTGCTGCCGCTCAGGCAATCGTAGCGACCATTCAGGCCGCCGTAGATGCGATGAAGAATCCTTTGTTGATTGACCCTGCTTCAAAGTTCGCCGCCTATGCTGCCGTCTTCGCCAAAGGCATGAGCGCGGTTGCCGCAATCAAGGGCGTCTCCGAGGGCGGTGGAGGAGGCGGAGGCGGTGGAGGCGGAGGTGGTGGTGGTGGTCGCATGGGCGCTGGTGGTACAACTGGCGGAAACCCAGGCTCATCTTCGCCCACCACGACGTTCTCCTTCACGCTCATGAATGACCCGATGGGCTTTGGCGAGAAGTTCGCAAGGCAATTCATCGATCAACTCAATAGCACGCAGCGCAATGGCGGGCAGATTCGCGGAGTAATAGCCTGATGGCTGATGTCAAAATTTCTCAACTCTCCTCGGCAACGACACCGCTTTCTGGAAGCGAGCTTGTGCCGGTGGTGCAAAGCAGCACCACCGTAAAGGCAACGGTTTCCGAGGTAACTGCGTCATGTGCGAAACTAGCTTCGGCTAACACATTTACAGCCGCGCAGACCATCAACGGCGCAAGATTTGCGATGAACTCAAACACCGATTATGAGCCGCAGACGCAGCTAACCCACGCGGGCGCAACGGCGGGGTCTGGTCCATACTATATTCTAAACAGAGCACGTGGAACATATACAACGCCCACTATTATTTCTGCTGGTGACGTAATCGGCACACTCCTTTTTCAAGGTCACGATGGGTCTGCATACCGCCCATCGGCTGCAATTGCTGCAGCTATAGACGCAACTCCTGGAGCAAATGATATGCCAGGGCGGTTGTCATTCCTGACATCACCTGACGGCAGCTCATCTATGTTGGAAGGAATGCGCCTAGATAATAGCGGGTATCTTTTAATCGGGTATACAACTTCCAACGGAGCTTACAGGCTTCAGGTAAACTCGCAAATCTGGGCAACAATTAACACTATTGCAACGTCTGACGGTAACTACAAGGAAGACATAACGCCACTTGATGGCGCACTTGATCTTGTCTCAGCGCTCAATCCTGTTCAGTTTTCATGGAAAGAGCATCCGATCCATAACTTCGACAGAGCGCAACCTACTGTTGGTTTTATCGCCCAAGAAGTTCAGCAAGTCTTATCTGGTACGCCATATCTAAATTCTATCGTGAAAGCGAATACATGCACGATTGAGCCGGAAGAAAGGGATAATGAAGGCAATGTAACGAAGCCTGCCGTTACTGAAGACTTTCTTGGCATCGCAGAGGGCAACATGATTGCGCTGCTTACCAAGGCCATTCAGGAATTGAAGGCCGAGTTTGATGCATACAAATCGAGCCATCCATGACCATATCAACCGCCAATTATACAGTCGGCACGAATGAACCGCTCAACCACGCGCGTATACTTTACGCGCCGATTAACGGAATTGTGTCTGGTGATGGAACAAACCTTGCCTATGCGTTGAATGATTACACCTCGCAACGATGGGCGCTTATTCCTGGCGGTAACAATTGGAATTTGACTACGTTATCGGATGCTGAGATTGATTGCGTTTTCATCGCGGCGCACAATCTCGCCGGTAAGGTTGTCACGATCCAGACAAGTGATACGGCTGGAGGGGCTTATACAACCAGAGCAACGGTGACTCCAAACGACAATACTACGATTTGTCTAATCTTCAATAATAGCACTGGCTATGTATATACGATCAGGGAACTTAGGGTTTCCGTTGATGATGGCACTGACATTTCTATAGGCATCATTCGCGCTGGCAAGGCTTTGCAAATGCCTATTCCGATTTACGGCGGGCATCGGCCATTGAACCTCAATCGCGTCACGGAAGCGCAGCAACAGTTCTCGGAAGCCGGTCAATGGCTCGGTCGCATTATCAAGCGCCGTGCTGTCACGAGTGCTTATGAATGGGAATATCTCAAGGCGTCTTGGTACGACACGTACTTCGAACCGTTCGCCCAGACGCTCCCGCTCAACCCGTTCTGCATCGCTGGCAACCCGTCCAAGATCGGCTCGGATGTGGGCTTCGTGTGGACGGACCGTGATCTAGAGCCGACGCAAATGGGCATTCGCACCTATCGCTCGGTTTCCATCGGTGTGACGGGATATTATTGATGGCAACCTTCGCCGCTAGGCCGATTGAGATCGTCGAAATAATTCAGCCAAAATGCTCTCGGGTGTTTGGGTCGTCTCCCTGTTTAGCCACTGGTGATGCATGTTGGAATACGGACGCAACGTGCAAGTATCGTTCCGCACTCGATCTTTCTCAATCAATCAATCTCCGCTTCGTTCCGGATGCGGTTTACGATTGGCAAGAAACAAATCTCGCAGATGAGAATGGTAATATTCTCACCACAGAAACCGGCCAACAATTATTGATTGAGGACTATTATCAACCAGCGTTGGCAATCCCCGCATTGGCTAGCTACAACACCGCGCCGACTGTGCTTAATGTCGCGTCTGGTTCAAAGGATAAAAGCCCGCTCGGCTATCGCGCCGTTTGCCAAGTCAACATCAAAGACTTCCCGTGGAATGATGTTGATGTCGATCCGTATGTCTCAACTCGCTCTTATGTGCCGGATAAAATTGGATCGTTTTGGTCCAAGTGGCTTGCGCGTAATCCATTCCATGTCGGTTATACGATCAACATTTATGAAGGATTGATCGGGCAACCATTGAGCGCGATGACCAAGCGTGAGTATGTCATCGAGAAAATCGACCGCGGCAAGGATGGCGTGTCCATCACATCGAAGGACATTCTTCGCAAGGTCACTGACACTAATCAGACGGCTCCATACTTGAGCCGTGGAGAGTTGACGGCTACGCTCCTTGTTGGCGGAACCAGCTTCACTGTGGCTGGCGCGGTGTTGGCTGATTACGAAGCAGCCGGGTATGTTCGCATTAACTCGGAGATCATTTCATATACCAGTGTTGTACTATCTGGTAGCAATCTAGTGTTTTCGAGCCTGACACGTGGTGTTGCCGGAACGACAGCCGCAGAGCACAAGGCCAATGACCGCGTGCAGCGGGTTATCTACTACAATGCGCGGCCCTATAATGAAATCCTATACGACCTCTTTGTGAATTGGGGCGGTATCTCGGCAAGCTATATCGACTCCGCCGCATGGGCGGCAGAAAAGACCACCTATAGGTCTAGCTATAATTTCACGGCATGGATTGCGGAGCCGACAAAGATCGAAGACCTGGCTGGCGAAGTATGTCTTCAAGCCATTGCAAATGTTTGGTGGGATGAGCGTTCTCAGCAAATCATTATGAAGGCTGTGAAGCCTGAACCATCACCGACACTGCTCACGGACGAAGATGCCATTGTTGCCGGATCATTTGTAATCAAAGAGAAGCCGGAAGAACGCGCCTCCCAAGCCCATGTCTATTACTTGCAACGCACTCCGGTTCAAAGCGTTACGGACAAGACAAACTATACACGTGTCTCCGTCTTCATTGATGTGAACAAGCAAATTCAATATGGCGGTGATCCTCAGATTAGAGAATTGTTCTGCCGGTTCATCAGCACGCAAGCAATCGCTAATAGCCTTAGCCAGACTTATCTTGACCGCTTCTCCGATGTGCGGCGCGAAGTTCAATTTGATTTATCTGCAAAAGATGCCGAGAATATATGGACGGGTTCTGTCGTAACGATCAGGCACTATCTCGATGTAGATTTCACGGGTGCGCCGCGCAATGGCGAATGGCTAATCACTTCTGCGGAAGTCGCCCGTAACGGCTTGACCTATCGTTTCACTGCGGAAGACAATGAGAAGGGTGGAACTTTGTGGTCTTGGCTTGATAGTAGCGGAAATGATGTTAACGGCAATCCACAATCATATCGCTGGCTTGATAATGATGGCAATGATTCTAGTGGAAATCCACAACCATACAGGTGGCTCTAATGACTACATGGACAACGATTACAAACGCTGATGTTGCTGTTGGTGGTATTCCTTCAAGCACAACCATAACGGCATTGCGAGACAACCCGATTGCGATTGCTGAAAGCGCAAATGGTTCGCCAGTAGTTTTCGCCGGATGGCATCCTGTTGATAAGGTATCAATTGGCGATGGAAAGACTGGCCTGATTTATGATTTTTCCGTCAGTGGTGCCGTTCCAAACGTAACAACACCCAATTTTGAAGACGGCTATGAATACAAGATTTTAGCGGATGACATGTCACACAATGCCGCAACTGGTGAAACACTTCAGATACAAGCATATATGCAAACAGCAGCCGCATACGCATTGGTTAAAGCTACAAGTTCCGGTAACAGCGGTGATCGTTTCGGCATTCATGCAGAATTTTATCTTCCAAGAGTTGTTTCAAAGTCTCATTTTATTCTTATGATGGGTAACGTGGGAGGAAATTTTAATGGAGGAATTAATACAGAAGCAGGAACATACACCTCAACTGCTCAAAAAATACTAAATGCGCGTATTCGTTTTAGCAGCGGAAATATTGATAGCGGTAAGGTCTATCTCTTCCGCCGCCGCGAATACGCATCTCTCGCTTGATAGGAAAATGATATGACCCCGATTACAAAATCAATAAACTTCAAGCGCGGCGATACTCTCTCCATGACATGCCAGCGGCTTACGGCTGCTGCTGCTGCGTTCAACCTCGTGGGCTATACGATGGCCGCAACGGTTCGGAATGGTGGCTTTTCTCAAGCCTTGACGGTCACGGTAACGAACGCATCGCTTGGGCAGTTCACATTGTCTCAGACGGCGACGAACACCGCAGTATGGCCGA